GTTCTTGCTTTTCCAGAAATTCAAAGGATTTTTCGATATACATTTCTGTATAAAGTCGCAGTTAGTTTACGATTTTAAGTTGTTAGTTGAAGCCAGAGTCCCGCCAGTTGTAATTGCCTGAAAGACTCCATCTTGTCCTTTATATGTTGCCATAAGTACCTGTTTTTATTAATTAAATTGCTGATTCTGGATTATTATCCAAATTACGATACTCAACTATATAATTGAGCATCACCGTGCCGATTGGCTTTGCGCCTTCGGCATTAAATTCAATAGTTGTAGAAGATAAAAAACTATTGTTGGCTAAATTGTTAATGCTTACATCACCCGCCAACGCCACTTCGACTTCTTTCGATATATCATCCAACGTGTCATCCGGAGTTGTAGCACCGACGACCCCCTGAACGATAACATTAAGAAACCTAGTCATTGGTCTTGGTGACGCGATTTCAGTCACCTCCGATTCTTCTGAAGTTGTGTAAACCAAAAGACAAGGAAGCGAACCATCTTCAACCGGATAAACACGGCTTTGAAAAACATTGCTTCCAGTTGTTGAAAGACCAGTAACAAGCGTTCCGATTCTCTCGCGTATAGATTGACGTAAATGTGCCATCTAGACCCTCAAACGAAGCTGAGTTAATCCTTCGTTATCTGGTGAAACCTCGACGACTGTATAAGTCGTTCCGGAAACTGCCAGCGTGTCACCATGCGCCACATTAGAAACGTCGGAAGTCCTAACCACTGCAACCGGCTGAGAACTCTGAACTGTAGCTTCTCCCGCTGTCTCCTCGAAATATTCGCGTTTCAGCATAGCCGTGATTGTACTGGCGCTTGATGCGCTTGTGTCAGTATAGGTTGAGGAAACACCCCAATCTTCGAGTAACTCCAAGCGCATAGCATCGTCTTCGACTGCCATGATTATTTCTTGCGCTTAGTTGGCGCTTCCACGTTAGAAGACGCTAGACCGACTGAACGGTTTGTGTCTTCGGGAGTGGCTTTGCCTGTTTCAATTAAACGCGATGCTTCCCCTGAGTCCATGAGAACGGTTGTTCCCTTCTCAAAAGATCGACCCTCAAAGTCAACATTTTCCAAGATTTTGATTTTCATGACTTTGCCTTTTTATTAGGTTTTTTATCATGGGAAGAACCGCCGGTATGTTTGACGGCTTTTCCCATTGCGATAAGATCGTTAGCAATATGATCTTCGACATCAATAGACGCCCCCGCTTCCACGTGAGCGCCTTTAATACCGCAAGAATGCTTAATCTTGATCTTCATATTACGTTGTGTAATCCAAGCAAGCTGCGAAGGACTGAGCATGGCGAACTGCCAAGTCAATCTCACTGAACACTATGATCTGCACCGTCCCATCCGTACTTGAAGAATATGGATCGACAAGGATGTCTGGTGATGCGTTCCACGAAGCGAGGATCAGCTGTGACCAGTCGCCGTACACCATTGCAGAGCAAGACCCTGAAGTTGAACCCTTAGTCAAGTCACTTGGAACGTCAGTTGTGAAACGAATTGGATAACCATAAAGATTGTCCCACGGTGCGTTCAGAATCATCACTGAATCAGTGGAAGAAACCCTTGCAGTGTTAGCCAGTTTTGATTTCACTTTAGGATTAGTTACAAATCCACAAGTTGCCTCATTAAGATTGGCGTTATCCACTTCAACTTCCTTCACAAGACCGGTAACGGAAGCCCATGTAGGCGCACCGCCATTTGTTCCGATTGCGATTGAACCAATTCCAGACGTTTTAGTCACGCCAGTTGGTTCGTTGGAAGCATCACCCTCAATAGCAACGTCCTGTATCTTGGAAGCGATTGCATTCACAAGGTCGTCACGAACGATTTGCTCAATTGATGGGTCACTCTCAAGCAAAAGTAAACGGCTGACCGATGACCTGGCGCCCAAAGTTTTTGCGGAGAGACTTAATTGTGCAGTTGTCGCAGTCTGATCCGAAACCGCTCCGGACTCTGCCACAAAAGCTGCAGCTGCACCGGCGGATACTTTTG